GACAATGAAAATCCAAATCCTGATAAAAAGTGTGCAGTGTGCAGAGGGATGAAAAGAAGCACTGCACAAGTAAAATGCACAGCGCACGGCTATGCTTGAAAGTTTGCCGCTTTAATGAAGAGAGCAATTGTGCAATATGCTGTGCAATTTACAATTCTAGCCCGTGTTTTTGCGCAATTTGCACAACTTTATTACTGATAGATCCATTGTGGACTTTGCCACTGTCTCCTATCAGAATCTTAGCAGCTTCACGGATGCTTGCACCATCTTTTAGCGCCTCTACTATTGCCAATTCCTGCTGATCTTCTGTCAATCCGATTATCAATTCTGGCTGCTCAATTATCAAATTTGACACTTCCAGATTAGGAATAATTCTTATCGCCGGCTGCTCGTTTAACAGCACTACAAGCGCGTATCTAATATTATCAGGATGGCGTTTTAATTCAGCGACTTGAGCCTTTATTGGCGCTTTCTCCTTAGCGCTCATTGGCAATCCATTTATCAATTTATCAGCAGCGGCCCAGATTGCCACTCTTGCCATATTATGATAATCGCTACCTGATAAGCCAGTATCTTGACTCAATGGCGACTGCCCTAATAGCAGGATTTTATAATTTAATTCTGCGCCAACCTTTATCAATTGGCGCAATGCAGATACCGCACTATTCCGGTGATGCTCATAGATCCAATCCCACTCATCTATTACAATCACAACATTTTTATAAGTAGCAGGATCATAATCTTTATCGGCAATCCTATCTTTTAGCATCATTGCTAATTTCTGCAATCCGCCTAACACATCATCAATATTATCGACAAACGGCTTCAGTGGCCATTGATCTTTATAAGCAACGTGCTTAGGATTAATCAGCCAGAATTCAGATCCATTACTGGCAGATTGCATTTTTTCAATGATATATTTGCCAAGCGTGGTTTTACCTGATGTCGTAGGTCCACATAAATGAATATGAGGAGCAGTTAACATCTGACTGTCAATCCAAGATGTATCGTTGTTAATCATCCCGCTTTCAAGCAATGGCACTCCATCATAGATTTGCTCATTGCCTTCATTGCCGTAATTGTTAATCTGTTGGTTGAAAGTTTGATTGACAAGGTTAAAAATTGCCACTTCTTGATCAGATGGCTTTTGAAGTGCTCCATTGAATTCGGGAGTAACAATCAAATCTAATTTTCTACCTATCTCATCAGGATCAATGTCGAACTGATAAACTTGTTCATCTCTGGCAAATGTCCTAATGTCCCTGCTTGCTTTCCGACTTTCGGCTATAGCCGATTGAGCCAATGACACTTGAATTTGCCATTTTGTAGCCATTATCCGGAAGCCATACAAGATAATCGCAATACCAATCAGCCCGGCTATAATCAAAAAAATGTACCAGATATAGATTAGACTTTTGGCTATTGCATCGCCAATTAGCCAATGAACATACAAGCCAATAACTAAGCTAATGGCTAATATTACAATTTTTCTTGATCTATCACTCGCTTCAACAATCCTTTCCATAATATCACTCCTGCCAACTCTATGGCATACGCTTTAATCCATTCGCTTGCTATTAGGCTCCAAGCCAACATTTCAACCGGTCTATCTAACATTTGGCTGACAAAAGCCAAACAATAGCTGACAAAACCTAACAGGATATATTGAATGGCTGATTGTATTTCCTCAGCGCCTCGTAGATCTATCACCGTTTGGCTTTCGGCAGTCGTTATGCTAACAAATATATCACAATCAAGCGTAGACGCTGTCATAAAAATCCTCTGTATTCATATCAACTCCATTCATTAGACCTTTCACTACTCGATTATGTCCAACTTCAGCTTGCTCCCAAGTCGAAAATCTCCAACAATCATTACTGTATTTGCCACCAAAGATCATTGTTTCAAATAGCAAAGGAGGTGTACCGTCTCCAAAAGAATAATCTAATCCTAAAAATATAGTTGAAACATATTCGTCATTTTCTATTTGAGTACGTGCAACTCGCCTGTTATCATCCTTGTTATACCACTTGCCCCACTTGATAACATTTGACTCGACGATTGGGATTTTACCTTCTAAAATATATTTCATTTTGCCATCGCTCCATTAATAATCGGCTTAATTTTCCGCTTGATGCTATTGCCTGATGCCTCTGATTTATCTACCAGCAAGCCTACATTTTTGCCAGTAGCTTTAGGATTTTGACCTAGCAAAAAAGCTGCTTTGATGTCATCCTCAGTAAATCCTTTAGCAACACTAACCTTCTTGATCTGGTTCAATTCCTCTTTGGCCATCGCCACTTGAGACAGAATAGGTTGCAACACAGATGCAGACAAATCGTCATATTCTGCCTGGACTTGATCTTTTAAGTCATCTCTCTGCATATTAAGCGCATCTATCTCGCTTCGTAACACCTCATTAGTTTTAAGCATCGCCCGGCGCTTGATATAGTTCGTGATCTGGAAAGCAGTCACCTCCACTGTCAAATAAAGAAATAGACCCAAAATGCTATGCAGCAAGATAATCATTAGATTTATTTCCGCAGTACCACTTAGGACGTGAGCTACATTAAAATATACTCCAGTCAATGAGGACATCAAGACCAGCAATTTGATCACTTTAACTTTTTGCCCTACCAGCGCTGCCCCCAGTACAATGCCGATTGAAATCATCACAAAGCTATCCAGAACTATCGGGATTAGATAAGCCATTGGATAATCAATGCCATGCTCAAAAGCCAAATTAGCAATTAGCTTAAAATTACCAACAAATGCAGCAATGGCAATGCCAAATGTCGAAAGACCTGTTGTAATAGTCAATCTGAGATACAACCGATTCAATTCTTCTGATGTCAATTCGGCTATTTCCTTGCGAGGCCCAAATAAAAAAACAGTAACTTTCCATAAGCTATGACTGATAGCCTTAATCGCGTCATTGAAATACTGACCAGCAAGCGGGAATAGCCCGATCTCCATAATTTTATTCTTTGAAATCATTATCTATATCCTCCAATTCCTTTGTCAATTCGCCTAGTTTCAGTAGAATATCTAAGGTAATCTTATAGTGCTTGCGTTCTATCTTGCTTATATATCCCTCTGAGCAATTCAAGAAAGCAGCTAATTGCTTTTGATTCCAGTTGCAGCGCTTGCGAGTGCGCTTCATTATCAAATGCCCAATAGCCTGGCATTTGTTAAGATTTGCGTCATAGTATAATTTGGTAGATTGCAAATCTTTTATCAATTTATCTGCATCCATTATCTCTTCTCCCATAAATACTCTAGCGCTTTTTTAATTTGGTCCTCTGTGACATCAGATGGCAATTCAAGGCGGATTTGCCTCATTACCACTTTCGGATCCCTATTTGATGTTTTGCGCAAAACATCAAACACAATCACAGTCACTTCTTCTTGTATCATTTTTCCCCTCCGCCCAACTATCAATTGAATATCAATACAAGTTATTTTACGTTAAATTTACAACGCTGTCAAGTCTGCCTTAAAAAGATGCGATATAGGAGATAGGTACTATATCTTTAGGCTATAAAATAACGTACACTATAGGTAGATTTGAGAGCAGGATTAGCAAGAAAAAGGATTAAAGAAAAATGAGCCACACTACTAAATACGGAAACAAATACACAGCAGCAGAATGGCTAGAAATGAGTACCGAATTCAAGGCTGAAGAAGATAGAGCAAGCGACATTGATAGAAAAGTCGAAAAAATGCTCAATTATCTGAAACGTCAATGTAAAGAGTACGGCTTTGACGACAATCAAGCCAATACAATCACCAGGTTATTCAAAGATGGCTCGTTCGTTGAAGCTAATATCAAATTTTCAAGTGAAGAAAACGAGACATTTATAAATAAAATGTACAGCCGATTTGATACAGCGATGAGAAAATTATAAATAAAAGGAGACAGGAAAAAATGATAATGAATAATCTAACATCCCCTCTCTCCTTCATACTCGCTGGCAACGCTACATTTACCATCCAGTCAAATGCCACTGGTAAACATTTCACTTATACAATCAGACAGCGCGAAGAAGATCAGCCGCATTTCGTATCAGTTCTCATCAACCACAATGGGCAATCATTCTTCAAATTCCTGGGGACAATCTTCAATGAGCGCAACTACCATCACGGCAAAAAAAGCGGAATAGGTAAAAACGCTCCAAGCGCAATAGCCTTCAAATGGTCCTGGCAGCATATCCTTAATGGAGACTTGGATCAAATGACAATCTATCACATGGGCTATTGTGGCAGATGCGGAAAAGAGTTAACCAATCCAGAAAGTATCAAGAATGGGATTGGGCCAGTATGTAAAGATAAAATGCAATAATGTTGAAAACTAACAGAAAAGGAGAATTAAAAATGCTAGAAACTAAGACAATTGGCAGATTTGAAATCGAGGCAAAGGAATGGACCAATCATGGCAAGAGCCGCATCTACTTCACCCTAATCGAAAATGGCAATCGTGGCAAATCAATGCCTCAAGCCTGCTGGTCAAATGATGAAAGTCGATTCGTGAAATGCAAGAACAGAGTAAATGCACGATGGGAGCATGCGATTAAAGAAGCATTCGAACTTTAACCCCAGATTTCAGCCCGTCGTCAGGCGGGCTGAGGTGTGAAGTTAAATTAAATAGTGATAGGAGATGAAATGTTTCCAAATGTTGCAAGAGATGCAGTTGAAGTTAAAGTTGATGATTTGAACGGAGAAAAGACAGTAGAATTTAATTTCAACGGATTAGATTACAGTTTTGTGTTCAATCCGAATACCGACGCCCCGAAAGAGGGAGCCACATTAACGTACTGTGGCAACAAAACAGGACGAATAAGCCCCAAAGAAAACGCCCAAAAAGGAGTGTGGGCCATAGCTAATGAAATGATGGGAGTAGGGTAATATGAAAATCACACGAAAAAATTACGACAATGGATCTACGCCTACTATCACTGCACATTTTCAAGATGGCGACAGTATCAGTTTTTTCGATACCGATCTAAATACTCCACTCGGTGCTAATTATGCAACCGAGTGGATTAATGAAGAAGATCAAGAAAAGGTAAATCTGGCAAAGGAGGCAGTCAAAGCACATATGGAAAAACGAATTAAATATCTAAATAGCCTGTAACTAAATATACACAATAGGCCAGTCTCAATGATGGTCTATTTTTATGCAATCAGCCAATAGAAAAAAAGAGAAGCACCTTTTTGAGCGCTTGATTGCCTTTAGATAGCTTGAGGTTTAATGAAGCATGTCACCCGGAGGGACGAAACGCAGTGGAGTACTGAGCGAAGCGAGGTTGACAGCGAAATGGCTCAAGCTATAATTAAAAAAAGGCAAGCGCTTAGCAAGTGCAATTATATTACTAGGTCATAATAGACCAAAAACAAAAAGGATAAACAAATGACTGCATTAGATGACTTTTTCGCCCTGGCATATGACGCAGTTGAAAAGAAATGCCTTTGCCTTATCTGCCGAAAAAAATCAAGCGATAAGGATACCGGTTTTTGGGTGGTAGACGGCAGACTTTGGGTTTGCAGTGATGATATTCAAGAACACCAAGATCGTCAGATTGAAGAGAGCGAATAATCTAACTTTACTTAACAATAAAAACCTGCTATAATAATTACAAGCAAGCGTTTATGCTCCTAGCAAATCTTGCTTTAGATTTCTAGTCTGTATTTTCTTTTCTCCTACGAAAAACTGGTCTTAAGCGGCCAGTTTTTCTGTTTTCTCAGGAGAAATTGGCTGATAAAAGCGCTTAACCATTTCTAGCATGTCCGTCGTTAATGCTTCTCCTTTTTCTAGTAAAGCATTGTAAAGGGACAAGCATCCATTTACGTTGTCATTCCATTGCCTAAGTAATTCTTCCTCGTTGATATTATAAAATCCATCTCTGACGGCCTCCACTGGTATATTCTCTTTTTCAAGCTGTATCAGAATATACTGGAATTGTAAAATAATTAGATGCTGAGCGTTTTTAGCATCAGTAGCGAGCTCTAAGAGATTTGTATTTTTTATGATACTCTCTGCTCTTTTTTGGTCCTCCTCAGACTTAATTATTGCTTCAGGCACCATCATTTTTACAGTATCTTTTTCGCCTGGCCCTTTAGATGGTGGTCTAATACCCTTCGCGTATGTAATTTTACTTCCGGTGATCTTGTTTTGACGATTGATTTTATCGAAATTCATAGCAGGAGTGTTTGCAGATCCATAAGTCGTGTCCATCGCGTGTGTATCCTTACCTGGCTCATTTTCAGCAAATGACCAAATTTCTTCTTTGCCTGGATGGTCAATACTATCCACTGTCATATAGGACGATTGTTGATTGCGGCTAATACGTTTTTTTAGCGAATCGCCTTCAGTTGAATTTTTATCTACTAGCTTCATTCGCCACTGGCCATCAGGTTTATTTTTTCTGGCTATGCTTTCTGCTTCATTAAATTTTTTCTGGTGGCCATCTGCCTGTTTTTGTAGACACTTCGGACATATGTAGCACCAGAAAGGTTTTTTGCCGCTGCTGCCGTCGAATTTCTTGTAAATAGCGCTAGCTCCGCTTTGATAGGTGCATAAAGCCATTTGAACCGCTTCTTGTAGGCCGGCTGCATTTTTGGCGTTAAATTCCATATGATCTTCAGGTTTCCATTGGTTCATTGCTTTCAAAAGCGCTTCCACTTCATTGTGAGTTTTTGGAAAATCAGACCGTTTCATTCCGTTTGCTCCTTTGCTATTTCATTTAAGGCTTTTTCGACTACATGTTGGAGAACTGTGTTTTCAACGACCAGCATATCGAGCGGTGTTAATTCGCTACACGACACTGTTCTTAGCATCCCGCCATGTCCATTTCTATGTTTCCAGTATCGGCAAAATGCAGCTTCGCCGTTTTTGTGAATACTGGTTACAAAGCCAGTTTCACAGTCCTGATGGCTTTTGTCATTTTCTGCGTGAGTAGGCACGTAAATTATTTGAGTACCGGGTTTCATTCTGCTTGCTCCTCTAATGGCTTATACGGATGTAATAATTCTTCATTCGCGTGATTAGCACCATATGACTCCTCTAGTAATTCAAATTTATCTGAATGCGGATTGACGCCTATGCTTTCGCACATTTCAATGGCCGTAGTTGCTCCGACTAAACATATTTTTGATACCGTATGCCATGTTGGGACTTTGTTGGAACGTCTTTTGATGATTTTTAAGGCGTTTTTTAGAATAATAGATGCATTCATAATTCAATTCTCCTTTTCTGGGGGATAAAAAAATCTCTCACACTTTGGGGAGCGCTGGTTGCAGCCTTATCATACCACTTAGAAAATATGATAAGGACCAGCAATCCCCAAAAAATAAGAGATTGGTTCTAAGTTAGTTACTTTACCGCTGCAATCGGTGTATTTCAGGTGATTATAAGGGATAATTCGAGTTAAGTCAAATTTGACTTAGAATTTGTTCGCCTAACCATTTTGTGTAAGCTGGAGGGATAGCCTGGGATAGTTCATCTCTAGTCATCCAATTTATGCTCATTGCGATGCGTGCATATTTGACATCTGAGAAATGGCCAGTTATACCGTGATATTCTTTTGCTCTGATTGGCGGTCTGCCATGTTTAACTACACTCTTGATATGATTGCATTGAGGAGTTGATTGTTTAATATCAATATTAGTCTCAAATAATCTGTGCCTTATTACTTCAAGATTAAACATTGTTCCGCATAGCAAAAGTGGATTAATAAGATTGGCATTGATTACATTTTCTATGATATATGGTTTATTCGTTGATTTTATTGCTTGTCTAGTATCGGGGATTAGGTCTATATGGCCTTTTCCTTTTCTTGTCAAGTTGAATTGGCAAGGTGGACTTGCTGAAATTGTATCGAATAAATGCCCATATTTAATCACATATTCCAGCGCGTCGGCTTGCACAAACTTAAAAGGATAGTTTTTCTGAGGATTAATATCAACGCCAACTATATCAGTAAAGCCAGCTTGATAATAGCCCACTGAACATCCGCCTGCGCCACAGAATAAATCAAGAAGTTTCATAATTTATCGCTTGACGGTGTAAATGCTGTCATGGTTTTTTAATACCTGCAGATATATTTTACATCGGAGCTATGTTTTTTGCTTGATTCCCAGAATTTGATACCATGTTTTCTTAGTGCTTTTTCATATGCCTTCACATCCTTCCAGGCAATTGCTTCAACAGTGTGAGCCCCAGGAATTTCTCTGGCTAGATCGTAAAGCTCAGTTGGAGCGGCTAAGTTTTCGAGTTGCTGCCAGGCTTTTGAATTTACCACTCTGCAAGCTATATCTAATATGCCCACAATCTTTCAACTCCTTTCTTATGCTTCCTTCTAATTTCAATCGTATTTCTTAAGCTGTCAATGTCTGGTCTGCGCCGGCCTAGCACAATTGGACTGGATACACTGGCGCAAATGATAGCTTCACCTCTGGATTTGAATAAATCCTCTTTGAGCGCTTCATCTATTAACGAGTGTAGACAGTCGCATCTTGGCTTAAAATTATCACGTTCTGGAAATTTAGGCGACATTAGCAATTGCCAATTGTTGTTGCAATGCGAACAAGTCCACTCTTTTAATGGCCAGTGTTTGAATTTGGATTGCGTGAGGTTAATCATTTTGCCAGGCTCTCGATAATTTCTCGTTTAATAATTCTAAGTTCAATATCAGGAGCGTCGTTTTGAAATGCCTTGCATGCTGATCTGGCTTGATAGATAGAATGCAAATTGCAAGTGATTGATTCCCATTGTTCGCCTAAATTCTTTTGAATTTCATAGGTTGTACTTTCTTTTCTCATTTAACTCTCCACGTTTGATTTCTGCCTCTCATACGAGTTGATTTTTCTAGTACACCTTCGGTCTCCAACTGCTTCATCGCTCGATTTACAGCAGACCTTGAAACAGTATACTTGAAAATATTCCAGTGCAGGTGCTTGACATGCACGAAAGATCGGCCAGGATGGCTTGATAAATACTCCGATATTCTGTCTTTTATTGTCATCAAATATCCAATACGCAAAAATGCATCATTGCATTACAATAGCCGGTTATTTTACCAAGTTCATTATTCGTTAATTTGCGGATGGTGTAAATGTATCCGTTTTCTATTTTGAATTTCAACTTAAAACAAGATAAATAATCAGCTATCGCATCGCCATATTCGGGTGATGGTAGCTTTGATCTGTATCTATATGTTGATTTCCCTGATTTCAATATCATTTCAATTTTGCCATATCCTGAAAAAATCGCCCGGCTTGGCAAGGAGCAATACTATATACCGCTGCCAATACAACGCCGGGCGAAATAGTTTTTGAAACATTAAAGTAGTACCAGGTTCGCATCACCTCCTTTCAAGTAACTCTTGCATTTGGTGAACGGTTAAACAATCTTCATCAGTGATTATATCCGTGACAAAATAACACGTCAATATAATGAAGATGAATAAAAATAACCGCAGGATGGCATTTTGTGTTAGCTCGATCTCTTGCGGCCATTTTTCTATCCAAGGCATTTTCATCAATATCCTAATATCCACATTCCAAACTGTTTCAAAATCGAGCCACCAGGAGCGCCAATGATAGCTTGATGAATAGTAAATGCTGCCAAGCCAACATATAAGGCAATCAAGAATATCTCGCCTTTGTGATGATTGAGCCAGTAGATTATGTCAAAACTGCGATTATTCATAATATTTTTCCTATTCTAACTTTCTTGTATGTAATCTCTCCATTGACTCGAAAGTCGTGATCTCCTGTGCCGACGCAATGCAGGCAGGACGCATCTTTTGCGTTGCACCATTTGCAGATGTTGGCTATCACGTATTGATATAATATTTTGGCCATACTATGATCCTCTTTTCTTTCGGGTTGAATTTTTAGAGTTCAATATGACTTTTAGGGAGAGGATTCTCGCCCCCACCTCTCATATTATAACAGACTTTACAACGCTGTCAAATAGATATTTCCTATACAAATTGACAATAGCATAGGATACGCCTATAATACTATTATTCTTTAATTCTCCTCTTTTTTTGATGGATTCTGCCCCAAGGAGATGGCTACCTAATCGGCCATCTCCTTTTTGCATTGACCAAATTCGTATTTTTAGGTACAATGTCCTTATGGAAAGTGGAATTTCAGCACTGAAGATGGCATTTTGATATGACTGACAGACCTTTGACTGGCAAACAGAAAAAGTTTATAGACGCCTATCTTGGCAAAGCTAATTTTAATGCCACAAGAGCAGCGAGATTAGCCGGGTACAGAGGCAATGGTAACACTTTATCTCAGGTTAGTTTCAGGCTGTTAAGAAAAGATAAGATAGCAGAAGAGGTGAAGTTGCGCCTTGATGAAAGCGCTATGACATCTAATGAAGTTATAGCCAGGCTAGGCGAGCAAGCCAAGGCAGATTATCATCAATACCTAAATTCTGATGGCACAGTAAACTTAAAGCAATTGCTTGATGATGGCAAAGGCCATCTTGTCAAAGGCTACACGCCATTGAAAAATGGTACTAGAGTGGATTTCTATGATGGCCAGTCAGCGCTTAATATATTAGCTAAACATCATGGATTATTGACTGATAAAATTGATGTTAAGATCGAGAATGAATTAGAGAATTTGCTTGAATTGCTAGAGAGTAATTTAGATACGGATACCTATGAGCGTGTCATTAAAGTACTTGCCAAAATTGGCGAGAGCTAGATTAGAAAAAAGACGATTAGAGCAAGTTTCGTTATGGCCAGAGCAATATATATCAACACGTACTAATTCCCCGTATATCCCCCAGAACGAGCAGGTAAGACAATTTATAGAGAATGATACGCCTCGCTATATGTTGCTAAAAGGTGGCGAGGGTGGCGGCAAATCTGCTGCTGGCGTTATCAAGGATCTCGATCGGCTCCGGCGTGGCATGTCTGGCATTATGGTCAGTACCGATCTTGAGCATTTCAAAAAATCCATATGGCCTACTGCTAAGGAATGGATACCATGGCAATGCGTAATTGAGCGCCATCGTTATCGGCAATCCGAAGGATGGGAGCCAAGCAAGGCGTTTACTCTTACGTTTAAGAATGAAGTTGGCGGCTTCTCTGATTTGATTTGCGGTGGCGCTAAAGAGGACAAGATTGGATCTTGGGAGGGCCCAAATGTTAGCTTTGTTCATTTTGATGAAGCCAGAGGACACAAGACACCTAGAGCGCTCAAAGTGTTTGATGGCCGGATCAGAATTTTAGGGCCTAATGGGGAAAAGCCGCAATTATATCTGACTACTACTCCTCGTAAGCATTGGCTATTTGAATATTTTGCCGGCGCTTCGGGCGATGAAATCTCGGCGTCATTAGTGACTGAGAAAATAATGGCCCAGCATGCTAATTTTAAGCGCGATGCACTTGTGACTACTGTGTTGACCTCTGAAAATCCCAACATTGATCCTGAATTTGTCAGACAACGCGCTCAGACATTAGATGAAGCGGAAGCCAGAGTTTTGCTTCAGGCGCTCTGGGAAGACGAAAGCGATATTGAAAAGTTTGTCAATATGATTTGGTGGGATAATTGCCAGGAGGCATCAAGAGCGATTGGCAGGAGTGAGCCGGCTATTATAGCTTTAGACGCTGCTACTGGATCTGAAAATCCGAGTTACCTTGCCGATTGCTTTGCTATGGTTATGGTGACTAGACATCCTGATCGAGCTAATGATGTAATGATTAGATACTGCGGCATTTGGGAAGCGTCGCCAGGTCAATTGTTAGATTTTAAGCCGATAAAAAAGGAATTGATAAGGTTATGTAAAGAATTCTCCATTTTAGAAGTTGCCTATGATCCATACCAGCTTCATGATATGGCTACCACGCTCAAATCGAAGCAGGTGGCATTCTTTAAGGCATTTAATCAAGGTCAGGATAGGCAATTGGCAGATAAGCAATTTCAAGATTTGATTATGGCGAGGCGAATAACACACGATGGCAATCCGCTTTTGAGGCAACATATAGATAATGCTGATTTGAAGAAGTATGAGGCCAAGGATCAGATCAGATTAATTAAGCGGTCTGCTAGCCAGAAAATAGATGCTGCTGTAGCTTTGTCAATGGCGGCCAGTCGTTGCCTTTATTACAATATGTAGGAGAAGAGATGAGCAAGTACAAGGAGTTAGCAGCGGAGAGGTATAGAAAGTTATGGAATTATTACAACGAAAACGATGGCAAATTGTTTCTGGCAGATTGCTATCAACTGCTTGGCACTAAAAATGTACGATATATTTTTGAGACATTTGAAACGTACAAATTAGGCGATCCCCCTCCGATTTGGGACAGAGCAGTAGTGAGATACAAGCGATATGCAGACGCATTGAATGTAGAGGCAAAGCGCCTTAATACGAAAATGTTGACTATGGATGAGATGGCAGCGGCGCTTGATATGGATAGAAGCAATATACCTTATGCGCTTTCTCAGTGTAGGGAATATGGATATGATACTCCTGCCATTAAGCAATTATGCGGATGGCGTGTACGGAAAGAGATGGAGGAAAAGAAAATAGAGGAGAAATTAAAAAACATGGATGATGATGGATTGGAATTTCAAAATGAATACGCAGAAGGATTGCCAGTTTTATCCCGTCGTGTTAACCCGGAAAACGAGAAGCAGATAATTTACATATTGAAATGATTGTGCTATAATCATTTCAGTCTTGACTGTTTCATTGAATCTCGATTATGAGATTGAAACATTTTAATCCTTTTCAATGGTCTTCTGAACGAAAAAAGCGCCTCTTGATGAGAAAGGCGCTTTTTTCTATGGTGATGATTTGCTACTTTGGATTTTGCTAAAAATAGATTATCTAATCTGAATATCCTAAATACTTTAGTACATTCTCAACGGCATCCAATTCATTATTACCCATAATCGTTTGAGTGTAGTCAAATGTGAAAACCCAATCAATATGTTTAATTAGGGGATCACGCACTCCTTCGAGACGGGCTACGCATAAATTTCCGACAAAAACTTTTATCTCATCCGCTCTTTTGGTAGCAGCAACGGGTAATGGATTATACAGGTGATTGCCTGTATTCGCCCTGGATCTGATAAGCATTTTTTTCCTGCCAGAGATGCGGGCACATTTTGCATCATCATTGAAAGGTGCAGATTGTCCATCTTGGCAGTTTCCATTTCTCAAAAGATGGCTACACTTTGAATACGGCAATATGCATTTCATGATATTTTATCATATCGGCTAACATTCCCTGGCGCGTAATGCCCTTGCATGGATCTGCTGAAATTCCATCGTATTTCTACAATGTTTTCTAGAGTTTGTCTTAGGGTATAGAGGATACCCTCTAAGTCTAGATCTTCAGGAAATGTTTCAACCACTGGCAAATCTTCCCATTTTTCAATGCTCCCTTTTGGTCTGACCTTAAATTCGCGCATTTTAATTTCTCCTTAAGCAGTTTCTTGACTTGCTTAGGTCTGAGGGGGTTAAATTATTCTCTTGAGTTGATTAATTATCTTGGTTAAA